GGCGGGGACTTGGTGTTCCCGACCTTCATGCGGGATAAGAAAGACATCGTTGTTCCGACATTCAACGCGACGTCGGCCACCTGTTACTACGGCGGGTTAGACTGGGGTATCCAGAACAACACGGCGTTCGTTATCGTGGCGGCCCAGCCGGACCGGTCATTCACCACCATCTTTGAGAAGACCTGGAAGAAGGCCGTTCCGGTTGTCGTGGCGGAAGAGATCAAGAATCACCCTTTGTATGAAGACCTGCAGTTCATAGCTTGCGACCCTGCAATCCAAAGCCACCTCGTCGTTACTGCGTCAGGGCACACCACGGTCGCCGAGCTGTTGTCCTCCGAGATCCACGCTGGCAGACACGCCCTGAAGAAGTTAATGCCTGCCCACGGCAGAAGCGACGAGGTGTGTATAAATCTTATTCGGAACTTGTGGGTAGGCGAGAAAAAGAAATATCAGATCTTAGAATCATGCAGTAATATAATTGACGAGATTGCAGCCCTTGAGCATGAAGAGTCCCGAGGCGATAAAAACCTCAAGGAAAAGATCAAGGACCGCAACAACCACAGTTGGGATGCTCAAAAGTATATCTTGTTGTCACACCCAGATATTGGCGCAGCTCCAACCAAGAGACTGGATAAGAACACAGTCGCTTACTTGGACGCGGTGACACAGGTAGCGTCCGACTTGGCTGCCGAGAACGGCACGTCGTTGCAAGAAGAATTCAACCACACCTGGGGCATAGACCTCTAGGAAGGAGCAACACAAATGGCTGATACGCTGGATTACGAAGACAATAAATTTCAGGAACAGAAGGATGCGGCGGCGTTGCGGGACACCTGGTTTAATCGTGTCCAGGCGGCCTACAAGCACATTTCCGGCGAGTTCAAGTCCGAGACGCATGATTACTACAAGGCGTATCGCCACGAGTTCGAGAACCGCAACGAATCACGGCGGATTGACATCAACGTCGTGTATCAGACGATCAAATCAATGCTTCCGGTGCTGTATTTCAAGAACCCGAAAGTGTTCATCAAATCGTTGCAAGAGAAGATTTATAAGACCGTCATGGCCCCCATCGAAATGAATGGAGAGGTCGTGGAAGTCCCCGTCCCAAACCCCGAAACCGGCGAGCCGTTGCGACAAGAGTTTGACGGCCCCAAATCTGCGTTAATCCTGCAATCCGCAATCAACCAAAACATCACCAAGGCAGGGCTAAAGATCGAGGCCAAGTCCGCCATTGAAGACGCCATGCTGGGCTTCTTTGGTGCCATTAAATGCGGTTGGGGCAACGATCAAGGCGTTGAGATGATGAACGATGGCGACGGGGAAGCCCCGCCGTCACTCCGCGAGGACGTCTATGACGACTCCGCCTACGCTAAACGGCTTCCTCCATGGGATGTCGTGGTTGACCCGCTAGATTTCAATAACCCCACGTGGATCGCTGTGCGGTATGTCGTGCCTCTGGAACAGTTGAAAGAAGATACCAGGCTGAACTACACCGACAAACTTGAGGGGAAGGCCGAGCCGACCGGGATTGCCAAGGATATGGCCGGTTCGGACGCCGCGAAGCAGAAGATGGTTGAGTATTTTGAAGTGTTCATCAAGCCCTGTGCGAAATACCGCAAAGGCAAGTATCTGATGGTGTCTGAGGAAGTCAAAGAGGGGCCGCTGTTCGATGGCGAGTGGCCCACCAAGTCCAAGACGTTCCCGGTGAAGTTGCTGTATTTTGTGGCTGACCCCGAGGGCGGTCTGCCGGTGCCTCTGGTCCGATACTTCTATGGCCAGCAGGAAGCGAAGAATAAGCTCCGAAACACCGAGATGGAGTGGGTCAAACGGACGCTTCCTTCGTTGTATATCAACACTTCTGGCATGACGGACGGCGAGAAGGTTAAGCAACAAGTTCTTAGCGGGCAGATCCCGCGCGTATGCTCCGGAACGCAGCCTGCTGGCAACGTGTTTGGTCAGGTAAAATATCCCGACCTGCCGGTTGGCTTCCACACGCTGGACGGCAAGATTGACACCGACATTGCCCGAGTGATGGGTATGCTCGGCAACGTGACGCCTACCACGAACAACGACCAGTTGGCGACAGGCTTGAAGCTGGCTAGCCGGGGCGAGCAGATTCGGATGGAAGAGCTGGCCGACATCGTGTCTGATTACATGGGCGACCTGCTGCGGTATTGGGTGGATTTGTTCAAAGAGTATGCAGGCCCCGAGAACTACACGCTGATTGATGGCGAGACGTTCCCAACGCGGTGGGGCCGTGACGAGATTCAGGGCAACTTCGACCTGGAAGTAAAGCCCTTTTCGATGTCTTATGAAGACCCGGTGATCCGGCGCAAACAGTGGGTGGATGCGATGAATCTGTTGTCCGCCCCTCCTGTGCAGATGGTATTGAAAGAGCAAGGCTACTCGGTTGACATGGGCAAGATCGTGAAGCGCGTCCTGGAGACGTATGACGAACGTGACGTTGAGAGCTTCATTTACTCTGACGTGTCTAAGCCCGAGATGCAGGTCATGGACGCCTTGAAAGAGAACGAGTCGATGATGGCTGGAGCCTTTAACGAAGTTTCGGTTCTCCCTGAGGATAACGACAAGATCCATATCCTGATCCACGGATTGATTCCTGGCGAGGTATCGGGCCAGCACATCCTGCAACACCAACAGAAAATGCAGGGTCTTCCGCCGGGAAGTCCGGGAGGGGGTAATCCGGAGGGCATGCCGATCAACGGTGTGGCTGTGAACCAAGACATGATGAACGCCCCGGTGCCTAATCCGACGAACCAGAAGATCGCGATTAACCGGGAAGCGAACAAAGCGTAGGAGGCCACGATGGGCATGACATTTGACGTAGATCGTTACGTGCTGGTATGTGCAAATTGTGGTATGAAGAATCCGCAGATGTGGCAACAGGTTGGGGCAGACGAATCCTGCTCCGCCTGTGGGCGGGTGGTGGACACGACGCCACGAGATCCTAATGGGACCAAGGTGCGTGTGCCACTGGAATACCAAGGCAAGATCAATATCGCGACCGGGCAGCCGGTCCACAGTTCGCACCAGTATGCGGACTATCTGAAACAGAAGAACTACGTTTTAAGGGGCTAATATGTCAGAAGATATGAACGAGCTTGCTGCCAAACAGGCGTTGGCTGACCCAAAGTTACAGGATTTCAGTTGGATCACGAAACTTCCGAAAAACGCACTTAACCAGCTTATCGAGTTGTTCTCTAAAAAAGGCGACGCGGAAGACGATACAGCAGACGCAGAAACAGCTAAACAAATTCGTATGCCGTTGGGCCAAGAAACTTCTGGTGCGGCCATGAAGCGCAAGGGGTTCGAATCTGCGTATAAAACGGCGTTTGACGAGTAACGATTTCCGCCACTCCCCGGCGGTATATAAATAGGAGTGTTGCTCCACCCTGGGCTAGGCCCCGCGAAGTCGGCGATACGGACGATAAAGGAGAAACAAATGGACGAGAACATCGAAGGCGGTAGCGATGTTGTTGAGCCTGCAGGTGATGTTGAAGTAGGTTCTGGCGAGGAACAAGCAGCGCCCGAAACGCCTGCCGAAGGGCAGGAGGTGGCTGAAGGTCAAGAAGGTGCGGCAGAAGCTCCCGAAGGGGAGACTGAAGAGGCTGTGAAGGACGAGAATGGGGAAGAGTTCATCCCCCGCAAGGCTTTCGATGCCCGTATAGCCAAGCTAACGGCGCAGAAGCACAATGCGATCTCTGAGTTCCTCACGGCGGCACAGAATGACCCGACCGTTAAGGCGCAGTTGCAGGAAGCTCTCGGAATTACCCCGGCGGCCACCGAGGCTAAAGACGATGGGCCAGACCCTGACGTTGCCCCGCTCATGAACTTTCTGGAAAAGAACGTCTCTCCTGAGCACCGCGAGCATTACACTCAGTTCGGAGATGCGCTTGCTACCACCTTGTCCGCGAAGTTTGAGCGTATGGTGGAACAGAGATTGAACCCGATGGTGCAGTATATTGGAAAACAAGAGGTGTCGGCGTTTACCCGCCAATACCCGGACGCCAAGGCGATCATGCCTAAACTGCAGCAGATGGTCTCTGGTGGACGGGCTAGGAACTTGGAAGACGCTTACACGCTTGCTACCGCCGAATCACGTATTAAAGGGGCCGGAGCCTCCGCCTTGAACGCGGAAAAGGCCCGAGCCCAAAAGATCGCTGGAAACCCAATCAATCGCAGACCGCAACCGTCCACGAAAACGACGCCGAAGTTCACGAACATAGCTGAGGCACTTGCGTATCAAGCGAAACAGATGGGATATTCTGGACGATAGAATCACACTAAAGGAGCAACACAATGCCTGAAAAGTATTTTGCGCGAGGTCCCGCCAACGTTGACACGTTGTTGGCGACCACCCTTTCCCTTCACGGAAAGGAATTGATGGAACAATGGTATAAGAAATCCCCGATCACGAAATCGTTCTTGAACGGGAACGGCTTGAAAGAAGTTACTGGCGGGCGTGACATCGTTGTGCCCGTTAACTACGCGAACAGCGGCACTGTGGCGCAGATCTCCGCGACCTCCAGCTTGCCTACGACTGTCGCCGAAATGGCGTCTCAAGCCCGGTTTGACTGGGCCGGTCTTGGCGGATCTGTCGCCCTGCGCGACTGGGACAAAGCCCGCAACGCTGGCGACTCCAAAGAGTTCGACCTGTTGGCGCTGCAGCTTGAGAACGTGATGGAAGAGATGCACCAATCGCTGGAAAGCATCCTGCTCGGGGCTGTGACGGTTTCAACGTCCTCGATCTGGTCCTTGCTCGATGTGGTTGACTCGGCTAACCCCGGCGTTGGGAACTACGGCGAAATCGACCGGTCGTCCTATGCTTGGTGGCAGGGTGTGGAAACGGGTTCCTTGGCTTCCGCCAACATCCGTGAAGCGCTCTTGACGGCGTATAACACTTCCGGTCGTAACGGTATGGACCCGATCAGCTTCTTGGTTGGAACCCAGACCCTCCTGGAAGCGTATGATGCCCGCTTGGTTGCCCACCAGCGCCTGTCGCAGGGCGACAAAGGTGAACTCGGGTTCGGCTCTCTGTTGTTCATGGAAAAGCCGTTCTTCTATTCGGACGCTATGCTGGCGAACACGATCCTCGGGATCAACACCAAGCATACGAAAATGTATGTGAACAGCAAAATGAAATTTGACAAATCGCCCTTCCTTCGCGCCCCCGGTGCGCAGGCTGAGTCCGCGATGCTCCGATTGATGCTCCAGATCGTGTGCGATCGCCCCTTGTCCAACTTCAAACTGACGTTCACCAGCTAATTCGGAGGTTACTATGGCGGCCAAAACTGGAACAGTTAGGCCCCGACCTCAAAGTGGTGATGGGTATATCGTTCATAAGGTGTCGTTTGCGGACATCGATAACGGTGATACCTGGACTTCGACGTTGGCGGGGAAGATTCAATACGTTGGATGCCTCCAAGAAGGTCAATCGACCAAGTTCACGGCGTCTTCGCAAGTTGTGACGTTTGCGACGTCTGCCGATAACCTGGCTCTCGACCTGATGGTTGTAACACGATAAGGGAGAAACCGATGAGAAAGTTTCTGTTTGCTCTGGCGGCCGTATTGGTGGCCGGAGTCGCATCTGCCGATCAAGTCCTGAACGTTGCGGGCTTCAAAGGCGCCTCGACCGATAAGAACATCTTGGTCGAAGTGTATAATGCCGACGGAGTGGCTCACACGAACGGATCGGTTGTGGTGTATGGTGCGAATACCGCCTATGGTCTGGCGATTACTAGCACCACGTCTGCTAGCTCGACGTTAGGGGCTGGCGTTGTGTATCCTACCACGATTGCTGCCAACTCGTTTGGCACGATCATGATCTATGGATACCACCCCGCCGTGAAAGTTGGTGTTGTGACTGCCGTTGGGTCATTGCTCGGAACGTCCACCTCCGCCGATATTGCTGGCGTCGTGTCGGGTGTTGGCACCGTGATTGCTCGGGCGTTGGAAGTTACGACGTCCAGCACCACTGTGAAGGCCTTGGTCTGCCCCAAATAACGACTATTCCAGTTCTCTGCCCTGGAGTTTAATTATCACCAAAAGCAGACGCGCGTAGCATTTGGCCTGGCCGTCACCAAACAAAAAACGACGGTCAATTTTTGACAGGAGGCTATAATGCCTAAGTTCGAGATGAAGGTCCTGGCCCCCGGCATCATGCTGGAGAACGGGAACTACCGGGACGCTAAGGTTGCATTGATTCCGGTGAATGATGCGGCGATGGTGTCTCCGCGAGCCAAGGATGCTCTGGCCAGCGGGGCGTGGATTCCGACCGAGAAGGACGCGATTAAGAAGGCGGCGGATCGATTGGCTGAGGCCCATGCGGTTGCTGACATTAAACGCGGTGTGGTTGCTCCGGACCAGAAAGAAGAGCGGAAAGCGCAGTTGCTGAAATCTGTGTTCAAAATCTAAACCAAACCCTGGTGGTCCGACCCCGCCAGGTAAAATTTCTGTCACAAATAAGGGTGTGTTTTCGTTACACAAATGATGCCAGGAGGCACCTGTGAGCATTTTTCTTGATCATGTAAACGCAGTTCTGGGTAAGCTCCGAGAAACCCCAATCACCGCTCTGACCACCGACATCACCACCGAGGCCTGGCGGGCGCAGGAAGCGGTGAAGCAGGCGGTGCGGCGGGTATGGAACAGCAAGCAATGGAGCTTCAAGGTCCGTGAGACGACCCTGGCTACGGTGTCAGGGACGACGGCGTATGCCCTTCCGACGTATATCGGGGAGATCTTCGGCGTGAAGTCGTCTGAAGCCCCCTACACGATACCCGTGCTGGGAGAAATTGCCTTTGACAAGATCGTTCCCCATCCAACCGCTACCGGGAAGCCTCGGGCGGTTCGCGTGTTTGACTTGGCTGGCGTGTCCACGCAACCGGCGACTACCGGCGTGGTGTCGGTCGTGTCCTCGTCTGCCTCCGATTCAACACAGAAAGTCGTTGTGAAGGGCTTGGTCAGCGACATTATCCGGTCCGAGGAACTGTCCTTGGCTGGAACCGGCACCGTGTCCGGGACTCTTGCCTTCTCCAAGATCCTGGCGGTGTCCAAATCTGCCTCGACCGCCGGTGTTGTGACAATCACGTCCGGTGCGACGACGCTGGCGATTATGGCCCCCGGCGAGGTCGTCCACCAACGCCGATTCCTGCGCGTATTTCCCACCCCCGACGCGGCATATACGTTGACCATCAAATATTTCTCCGCCACCCCCACACTGGTAACTGCCTATGAAGACACCGAAATCCCAGTTAAATGGGACTATGTTGTTGACCAATATGCGTTTGCGCTGGCTCTCCAGGCCAAAGGCAAGGAGCAGGCCGATGAATTTGCGTCGCAGTTCAATGTGGCGGGTAAATTGCTGGAAACTGATATGGCTAAAGAAGAGTTTTCGATGTCTGAAGAGATTCTGTTACCCTCCTCGATGGGCGAGGGGAGTGGCGGATCTTATTGGGGGCAGTTCCCTGGCGATTACGTGGAGGGGCGGTCATGGTAACCCGTTTTATAAAGAATCTAGCGTCCTGGAGCCTCTTAGGGGCCTTCCTATTGATTCCAGTAGGTGTTATCGGGGATGAGTTACAGCCTCTGACTATAAGGGACTTCAAAGCTGGACTGAATACAGCGGTCGATAGTTCCCTTATACCCGATGGGGCGTCCCCTGACCTGCAGAATGTGGACGTTGTGGACGGGTCAATCCGAAAACGGAATGGAACACGCTTGGTCAACGCTACGGCTATCGGTAATGACGCACCGGTGCGGTTACTGCATGAGTATGTCGATCCCACCAACTCGTTCTGGCTCCTGGCCGTGTCGTCCAACACGCTTTATGGCTCGACAAATGGTGGGGCGACGTTCTCTGTTCTGACCAGCACTTATGGCGTCACCGCCACGTCACGGTTCCAGGCCGCCAATGCGTTTGGGAAGGCGTATCTGGTTGACGGATCGACCACAACGATCACGTTTGATGGGACGGCTGTGGCGCATAACACGGACGCGCCGATTGGTGGCGTGACGGCGTTCTATGCGGGTCGGTTGTGGATTGCCAACGGGTCTACTATCTACGGCTCTCGCGTGTCCGACGCCAACGACTGGACGGACAACGGGATTGATGATGCGGACGCCTTCTCGGCGGTGGTGCGTAACAACGACGGATATACGATTACGGCCATGAAACCGTTTGGGCCGGACCTCTTTATCTTTAAGGCGCATTCGATTGACCGCTTGTCGGTTGACAGTGACGGATTGAACTTCTCCTTGTCTCCGGTCACCAGCCACCTGGGCACTACCCATCCAGACAGCGTTGTCGCAACCGACAACTCTATCATCTGGCTGGCCCAAGACGGTTACTATGGGTATGACGGATCAACCATTAAATGGATTTCGGCTGATATCGACCCAACTGTCAAAGGGATTACCCAGCTTGACGCCCTCACTCGGTCGTATTCCGAGACAGACATGACGGCAGGGTCTGATACCAACACGACGGCGGAACGTGTGTCGGGTCAGGTGATGTTGGTTCGATCGTCTACCGCCGACACTACAGCGTCAGATTTTGGCTTCGGCTCTCTGCTGCGTTTCACGACGGGCACTGTCTCTGGGCAGTTGCACCCATCCGCTCTGGGACAAACGCAAGTATTGGATACTTTCACGGACGGAAACTATACGGCTAATCCCACGTGGATAGATGGGGATGCTGCGCTTGGTTTTCCTCCGATAACGTCCGTAGTTGGGGGGGCAGTTCGTGGGGCTGGAATAGGAATTTTTTATACTACTTCAACGCGAGTGACGGGAGAATGGTCCATCCGCATAGGCGCGCGACCATCCTTGCCACAACAGTTGTCTTTTGTCGCGATGGCGTCAGGTCCATATAAAGCTGGAAGTAGCTCTTACTATTCTAATTTTTTAAACTCTTATCAGGCTGGTTTTAGCTCCTCGTTTGTCGCTATTTTTAAGACAGATTCAGCAGGGTCTCGGACAACACTGGCGTCCGCAACGTCGGGGCCATATACTGTCTCCAATACAACGATAACGCTTACGCGCGACGGCAATGGGGTGATGCAATTCATCAAAGATGGCGTTGTGCTATTGACTGTCGTTGATACCTCTATCAATACGTCCGCTTATATGGGTGTTGTCTTTAATACAGCCGGATCGGGATACGACGAATGGGACAACGTGTATTCCCCCAGCGACGTTATTAGCAGCACGTTCACTTCCAGAACTTTCGACCTCGGGGTTCCGTCGGCTACGGTAACGCCGCTGACCATAACCGAGACATTAAACGGGAAACAGTTTACATACACCACCCAAACGTCTACCGACGGAACTACGTGGGAGGCTGCCCAACCGATATCTAACGGCGGAACCAGCACGTCCAGCCCAGCAAGATACTTTCGATACGGAGTGGCGTTTACTACGTCGTCCTCTGCCAACTCCTGGCCATTCATTTCAGACGTCACTCTGGGTTATGTCTCTGTTGCGGGCCGGTATCTGTCACCAGCGATCACGTTAACTGGAGCCACCGCCTGGCTGCCGTTTACTGCCGGAGGCTCTGCTGCCGGTGGTGGGCTGACTTACGCCTTGTATACCGACACGAACACGTCCATCAATCCAGAGGTCGCCGCGACGTTCATCTCAAGCCAGACGCTTACGTCCGGGCAGACGCCGACAATCGCCACAAACACCTACGCCTTCTTAGCAGCGACCATGACGACGACCGGCGCGGCTGACCCCTATGTGTCGGAATGGCAACTCCAGTGGGGTGAAGGGTCTATATCGAACATCATCTCGAGTGAGTTTTACAACCAGAAATACTACTCTGCCGTTTCCCTAGGCGGGGCTGGGAATGATACGATTCTCATCTACGACCAGAACGGGGCTTGGACGAAGTATACCGGCCTTGAGCCGTATTTCATGAAGAAGTATCGGACCAATCTGTTGTTTGGCTCGGCTGGGGCGGGCGACGTGGTGCGTATGGAGGAGAAGAACCACTTCCGCGATTACGACGACGCTCCGATCTCCGCGTATTGGACGAGTAAGGACTTCGATCTCGGAGCCCCGATCACGACCAAGACGCTCCTGCGCTACTACGTCACGGGCAATCGTGTTGTTAGCGGTAACATGACGTTTGGATATGGCGTTGAGCGCGGGACGTTGACCAGCGCGACGTATGCTTTGGATGGCCTGACCGGCTTCTTCCGCCAAGTTGTCAAGCCGTCATCTTTGACGTATTCAGAAGGTATTCAGCAC